TTCTACGGTTTGGTAAATACTCAAAATTAATCATACTACATTTGTTCTAGTTTCATTATCTCTACTATATTCTTTATATCGTATGTAAGCGACGAAAACGTTTTTTCCGTCTTTTCTAGAAACTCTATAATTAATTTTTCTTCTGCAATTTTTAAAATTAACTCTTTAACAATATCAATTTCTTCTGCTGATTTTTCAACAACCATGTTTGATAGTTTAACTGGAGATTGGTAGTTAATTTCAGTGGAAACCTTTTTAATAAGTTTTAGTTTATCTGCTTCTAATTTTAGAAGATTACGTTTATGATTAATAAGTCTACTAACCCATTGATGCTTACGGTTAGGCGATCTTAAAGCACACTCTTTAATATTAAACTCATCGATCTTAAGATCTTCTTTAATCTCCTCTATGTATTGGGTTAGTAAATCCATTACGCTATTATAAATATAATTATATAAAAGTCAATGAGTATATACCGTGAAATTTTTAAAAAGGTGCTTAAAGAAGATGGAGATGGTTATATACCATCTATACCTAATACGGCCGGTAACGGTGGAGCTTTAGGTAATGCTGCATCAATAGGTGCATCAGGATACGCTTCTGGTACACCGGGTACTGATACATATGCAACAGGGGATGCAAGGATCCCTACGTCTATATTTGGTGGTACTTTAACCAGAAACGGTCTTAAAAAGAAGAAAAAGAAAAAGAAAAAATAATGGACCTCGGTCACTGGCAAACAAAATTAGAAATAACTGAAGCTAATCTACCGTATGGGTTTATTTACATTATAACAAATACCGTTAGTAATAAAAAGTATATAGGTAAGAAGCAGATGAAGTCTGTTAAAAAGCTTAAGCCTTTAAAAGGTAAAAAAAATAAAAGACATTTTGATATTGAAACTGATTGGAAAGAATATACTTCCTCATCAAACGATCTAAATGAAGATATCGTTAAAATAGGTAAAGATAAATTTATTTTTGATATTGTACATCTTTGTGATAGTAAATTTGAGTTAGCGTACTACGAAGCTAAAATGCAATTTGAACATGAGGTGCTAATAAAAGACGGTTATTATAACGGAATTATAAATTGTAGAATTGGGAAAGCTCCTAGAACATTACTAGAAAAGCTTTATAATAAGGCATGACCCTTGATTTGCCTGCGCATAATTTACGTTTAATAAATTTTAACCAGCTGCTGATAGAAGATTTTCAAATAGGGATTCTAAATCATTTACACACTTTTAAGCTTTTAGATAAACCTCTAACTAATTTAGATGTAAAGAAGATAATGTATCATAATCTTATACACGGTATTTGTGAGTCTTATAGGAATAGTAGTTGTAGTAGATTAGTTTATATATTCAATGACACCCAGTTAGATGAGTGTCTTCTTCAAGACCATTATGTGGAAAAAGATTTGTTATCATTTTTTAACTCATTTTTTATTAAATTTGAAAAAATGCTACCAATACCTATTGTTAAAAGTCGGTTTAATACATATTCCCTTAACTATATGATAGGTAATAACGATGCTAGAGCGGTATTAGCTATTAACGGTTACACTTCAAAGCTGACAGAAATTAAATCAAAAGAGTATACTTTTCAAAAAATTAAGAGATTTAGTAAGAAATATGATTTAACGTTCCTCAGCAATGAGTATTTCAATAGTATTAAAACTAAACAAATCCTTATCTAATAAATAATAATATGGACAAGTTTACAAATATTGCAAATTCAGTATTAAAATCAGTAATTAAAGAAGCTCCTATTCAATCCGATGATTTTGATATTGGGCCAGAGAATCTATCATCTGGTAGTACCGGTGAAGGTTCAGAAATTGTCCAAAGAATTATAGATTCACTATCAAGAATGCCTCACGACCAGTTAATGGATACTTATTTTGTATATAATTGGTTACGTTCTTTTGATATTGATAAATTATCTTACGGGGAAAAAATGATGATAAGAGATAAGCTTAGCGATTCATTTGTTGATCCTAACGTTGTTATGCCCGCTGAAGACGATGAAAGTCTCCCAAAATCAGAAGAGGATGAACAATATACGTCGATGGTAAAAAGACCAAATCAGCCAGAAGACCCTATAGATACAGCTAAAAAAGTTTTAAGAACCCCAGCTACTCCAGGTACTCCAGAAGCAGTAGAACAAGAAAAAGTTAGAAAAAATTATAAAAATATTTTAGGTAAACTTACACAGCGTTTAAATCAAACTGCAAGTAAGATGGGTCAACAACCAGCCGGTTCTTCAACAAATTCACTCGCATGAAATTTTTAAATATTATAGAAAATTATAAACAGAAAGTCTTAATTGAACAAGACACTCCACCGGTACCAGAAACACCGGAACAGCAAGTAACTAACGCTCAACCATCACCAATTCCAGACGAAGCTGAAGGAGAGCCTGACGTACCAGCTAGTATAGCTGCTTTAGGTAATTTACTTAGAAAGTCTTTAACCTTAGATATTTCAAACGAAGATAGAGCCTCAATAGCACTCCAGATTCCAGAAATTGACGAAGAGAATGCTACAGCTATTATACCTCAAATCATTAAATTGATGAATACCTATTCATCCAGTATTGATGTTGGTGATAATAACCAAAAACCTAAAATATCAGGTACTGATGATGTGACAGCGACCCAACCTCAATCACGGTAAGTCAGTTTCAATTTCAATTACAGGTTTATCTATAGAACTACCAGTATCTATATCCGAATTACTATATTTCATGTAATCTTTAGCAGTCTCGATATAGTCTAACCCAAGAGTAATTTTTGAAGCTACCCAGGGCTCTAAAGTCATTTGCTGGTTATGGATTAAATCAAATAATTCAATTGCATTATCTGCTACTTGAAGTAATTGTGCCTTAGCCATCTCAATATTATCAGCATCAATTTCTGTCTCTTCATTTTCAGGTGATACTGGACCCACCCCTGGTGTACCAACCCCAGGTTTAGGTGGTACAGCTGACGGCTTTGCATAGTCTACACCAGATGATTGATTACCAATATCGTTATATCTAACAGATGATGAAGTACCATTACCCATATTAGCTACGGGACCTGCTTCGTTTAATGTCCTAAATATGTTATATATTTCTTTTTGATCGTTTCCAGGTAATCTCATACTATTATTTATAAATAATCTTATGGGATTTAACGAACTTGTAGAACAGATACTTCAAGATTGCTCAGCAATTGTTTTAGAAGCAAAAGGTGCACGCTGTACAAAGGTTACAGGTCAACAAAGTTCTACGCGTCCAAGTAAAAAATATATGAGATGTGCTAGAGTTGATGGTAAACTTAAAAGAGTACACTACGGTGATCCTAATTTACGTATTAAGAAATCTAACCCAAAAAGACGTAAATCATTCAGAGCCAGGCATAAATGCTCAACCGCAAAACCTGGTACTGCTAAATATTTCAGTTGTAAGAACTGGTAAAAAATGATAACCAACATCAATTAAAAATGAACTTCAAAGAATATTATAATCTGCAAGAAAAAAAAGAAAAACGTCGTCTTGACCCTAAATGCTGGAAAGGCTACCGTAAATCAGGCACTAAAATGAAAGGTGGTGTAAGAGTTAATAATTGCGTAAAGATTAATGAGCAAACTTTTTATAAAATGAGAATACCTGTACCGGAAGATTTGAGATATAAATTTGGACCTACTTTATCTGTAGAATCTTACCCAGGAGACACTCCAGAATCTGCAATGCGTAGATTTATAGCTTCTAAAGCTGCAGGAGCTGGTATGTCAAATAAAATTGGATTAATGGTTAACTACGCTAAAAATCATCAACCTTTTATAAAACCTGTAGTTTTAAAATCTGAACCTCGTCAATTAGATTTACCGCTCGGTAGTTGATTGCTAGTTTTACCTGAATAAAATAATGGGTATGAACGATAATATTACATCATTAACGACAAATTTTGCTGAATTCCAAGAGAATATCTCAAAGTTTATGGAAAAGGATAACGCATCTGCTGCAGCGCGCGCTCGTAAAGCTCTCCTAGAAATTGGTAAGCTTACTCGCATGCTCCGCAAGCAAATTCAAGAGCGTAAGAAAGAGTTGAAAGCTAAGCCAGCCGCTTAATACGTTTTAATAAATAATTGAGTGATATCATTCAAATTATTTTTTGAGAACGCGTTAGGTTTGATTGAAACAGTTACGTTTAAAGAACTAGGTCCCGTTGAAGCTAAAGTAGATAGCGGCAACGGGGCCTATAATGTTCTACACGGGAATGATATTCAACAACAAGGTAATTCTGTGACCTTTTTAACCGTAAATAACAAACGGATATCAAAACCGGTTAAAGAATATATCGATATTAATATCGGTTCAGGTAATATCGAGAAAAGGCCTGTGGTATTATTTGATATTATGATAGGGGAAAAGTCTTATCCGGGTACACCTTTTAGTATTGCCGATAGAGAGCAAAACGAACAAAAGGTTTTAATTGGAAAAGACTTTATTGTTAAACTTGGTGGTATGATAGATGTTACCAAGTCAAATAACGTAAGCTAATTACTTACCCCTTGACCAGTGATTAATAAACTGGTAGAACTCAGCTCTTACAGCTGCATCATTTAAGAAGTCACCTGACAGCTTCGATGTATTCATCTCACAACCATCATGTCTTACTCCACGATTACAAGCACAGGTATGTTGAGCACTTACCATTACAGCCACCCCAAGATTTTTTTCACAAACATCTGAAATAGCTTTATGAATCTGCATTGTAAGACCTTCTTGAATCTGTGGTCTACGAGCATAAAACTCAACAATACGGTTAAGCTTTGATAAACCAATAACTCTACCTTCTAGAGATGGAATATAAGCTACATGGCATACCCCGGTAAATGCTAGATGATGGTGACTGCAAAGAGACTTTACAGGTATACCACCTTGAAACACCATACCATCGTAACCATCAGCTGGAAATGAAGTAATCTTCGGAGCATGCTCAAAACAACCACATGCAATGTCATGCACGTAAGCTTTAGCTACTCTACGAGGAGTACCTTCACTATTAGGATCATTACGCCAATCAATACAAAGGGCATCTAAAAACTGTTCATATGCTTTAGTTGCATTGTTAATTATCTCAATCTTTTCTTCATCAGTACGAGGATGATTGCTATTAGCTGTAGGTATAGTTGGAAATTTTACTCTATCGGACATAGTACTATTATAATACATTTCCCATTAAATCAATAAATAATATTATGAGATTGTTAAAAATCTTTGAAGATCAATATAAAGCTATGAAGCTAATACGCGTAAGGCTTAAGAGTGACCCTGCAAACCAATCAAAAGGTTATGAGGGTTATGTTTTACATGAAAATGACGATGGTACCATGGATATGTGTATTGGCAGTGATAATACGTTAGCCCCGATGATTATCGCTATTAAAACTACTGATATTGATATAACCAAATCATTAACAAATGTTGATAAACTTAAAGATATTATTTCAAAGCAAGTAGATGATAATACTATTATAGAATTAATTCAAAATTTAAACACAATTTCAGATATTGAGGCAATGCTTA